AAATCTAAATTATCAGCATAAGGCGATTGAGTTTGTAAAGCGTAATCTTCATTAATAAAGTAATTAGATTCTCCATCAGCACTATCGTTCTCTAATAACAATGCACCTGTTCCACCATCTGTTGCTGTTTCTAAACTAACTTGATGTTGTAATTGATCTAAAGTGTATTTGTCTTCAGCCGCATCTATTCCATCAACGCCTGTATTTAATTCTTCAGAACTGTATTCCCATCTAGTACATACTAGTTTATAGACAGGTAAATTTCCTAATTGAAAGAAAGGCTCTTGGTCTTGTACAAATTTAATTTCAAAAAAACTATTCATCAAAGGCATATAAATTATATCGCCTTCGTTTGGTCTTCCTTCAGCAATCAATGTAGCTTTTTCATCTACTGCATCGTTAAATCTTCTTTTCGCAACCATAAAGGTTGTATCTTCTCTAATCTCTAAACCAAACTTATTAACTATCTCTTGTTCACCAGCAAAACCTTCAGTAGTTTCCATATACATTTCAAGTAAAAGTGCAGATGAAAATTTAGACAGCATATCTTCGCCTAAAATTAAATCTCTATTTACTAGTGTTCGTGGTAAGTAATAACAATCTTGGCCGTAGATTTTTAGGCCTTCTATGATTAAGTCTTCGTATAATCTTTGTTCTTCGGTAGAACCTATGCCTTTGCCAGCTTGAAAATAATGATTGACTGCCATGGCATTATCCTATCATCATTGCTGGGTTTAATTCGTAAGTTGTTCTTAATTCTGTTTCTAATTTATCAATATCTGCTAAAGCTTCTGAATATATTTGACCACCATTTAAAGAAACTCCACCAATCATTGCTACTCCATTAAATTTAGACAAGTTAGCGCCCCATTGTTTTTTGAATAATGCAGTCACATATCTTTTTAAATATAAGTCATTATATACATCTGTGAAAGTATCAGGATCTAATTTTCTATAACATTCTATAACTAGATATTCACCAATTTGTAAATCGTTTTTCCAATCCATATCAATGTATAGTCTATTATCGTGTTGATTAAATCTCATAGGTTTTTCACCAACAAGTATATGGTCTAGGAAATCCAACTGTCTCATAACTACATCAAAGTTAATTATAGAAGTTGAAGAAAAATCATAAAGGTCGTTTAATCTCATTTGGTATCTAACATCAAATAAGTTTAAATTGCCTTTACTTGAAAATGGTAATACATTAATTACTGATACAACACTTTCAGGTACAACGATAAATCCTTGTCCTTCTTTCCAAGTTGAAGTAATTGAATTTTTAGTAGTTGATTCAGAAGAAGCATCTACTGTCATTCTATTATAATCTTCTTGTGTATATTGATATTTTAGATATGTTCTTCTTATAGCATCATAATGATATTGTGTAAAATATTGTAATGCTTCGTCAATTCTATCTTCTAATTGATCATCATCAGCGTTAATTTCAATCACAGGTTTCCCTAGTGCTCTTAACGCATATTGTTTTAACGATTCTCTTGTTGCTGGTTGTGCCATTTATTTTCCCTTATTCTACTGGAGAATATTTATAATACTAACCTAATGCAATAGCTTGCGCTATGGCGAAAGATTGTACAGCTAATGTACCTGTCGCAGTCGGTAAAGTTAAAACAACATTACCTGAATAAGCAGAATGAGCAGCAGATTTTAATGAAGTATAATGAGCATTACTTGATTCACAATAGAATCTTTGTTCAGCTACACTACCAGAACCTGTTTTAACTTCTATTAATCCATCTGATACTAATACACCACCAGCAGTTCCATTACCGTCCATAACTACTTTACCAGAACCATTTGGTAATATTGATATACTTGCATTTGATACTGATACTAAATCATTACCATTAACATCTAAATCACCACCTAATTGTGGTGTCGTATCTTCTGAAACATTTGATATTGCTGAAGATGTTGCTAAACCTGATACTAACGCTGATCTATTAATCTTTTTAAGACCACCACCTGAAGTATCTATTGCTAATAATATATCATCACTAGCTACTGAAGTAATTTCTGCTAATGCACTTACAGCTTTAGAACTAAATTTACTACCGTCAGCTACCATGATATTACCAGTTGTGTTTGTTCCTAGTACAATATCATTGCTTGATTGAGTTAGTCCACCTGTAATACTTAAACTCTCACCCATTTCAATAACTGTTGAGTCTGCTGATGTAATAGTATTTCCAGTTATAGTAATACCACCAGCTGTTAAACTTGTTATACCTGTAATTGAAGAACTAGCAAAAGTAATTGCGCTTGTAGGTATATTTGAAAGAGTATTAGAAGCACCACTTATAGTTTTGTTTGTAAGTGTAGTAGCTGTTGCTTTTGTAGCTTCACTTATTTGAGCTAATGTTGCTCTTCCCTCACTACCACCATCTGAAACCATAAATTGGTCAGATGACGCTAATGTCGCTCCGGTTAAATTTGTTGCTGTATCAATATTAATGATTGCTTCAACTGCGCCAAATTCTAGTGCGCTTGCACCTGAATTTACTTTTAATACTTGTCCTGCTGAACCGATAGACAAAGAAGCACCTATACCACCATGTGTTAAAGGTACAAATTCACCTGATTGATATTCTGCTAGACCAGTAGCATTACCGCTACCATCAAACACTGTTCTTACTGGTACTTTTGAACTCATTTTGTTATCCTTTTATTTTACTATTTATATGTATTGTTTATTAGAAACTAAACAATTCAAATTTTGCTTGTGCCGTTCCGTTTGCCTTTGTAAATGATGTAAATACTGATGCATTTGAAGACCCTGCTGCCATTGTAAATGTAGTGGCCGCTGTACTCAAACCTCCAGCTTGTGTGAATAGTTGTACATCTTTTGTAGATACACCCACAGAGTTTGACTTCGCTATTCTATCATTACCTAATTTTGAACCAGCAGGTAAAGTCACTCCTGTTGAAGAAATCAATATCTGTCCTGTTCCATCACCTGAAATTGTTGCTCCAGCCAAGTCAATCGTATTACCTGACAAGTAAATATCACGCCATCTTCTGTTAGGTGATCCTAAATCATAAGTTAATGTTGTTAATGGTTCTAAATTTGAAATAAATCTTGCTGTGACATTGATTGTATCTTCTGTTGAATCTCCAGTATTGACACCAATAACTGTATCACCTTTTAATGTAGTATCATTTGAAACTTCTAATGTTGAACCAGCAACATATACATTTTGAAAATAACCATTTCTAAAATTCTTAGCTGATGAACCAATATCTCTACTATTGTTTGTATCAGGTATAATATTTTGATCTACTGCTGATAGGTCACTAGCAACTTCACCGAAGTCATATTGTTTTGTTGACGCATTATATTTTAAAGCGAAACCATCTGCTTGACTTGAAATATCCACATCGTCCATGTTAGATATTTTGGTACTACCACCACCACCTAGAGATTGTAGTTGTAAAGTTGTTAATTGTTTAAATCTACTAAATTCTGATGTTAGTTTTTCTATATTAGTATCACCTGACACAATATCCTCTTTGATTGATTGTGCGTGTTTAGTCAATTCTTTTACAACATCATCTTTGTTTGTAATTTCTACATTAGCAGTATCAACAATTCTATCTTGTTGTAAACTTCTTATAGGTGTTGTTTCAGTATTGATAACTTGTTTAACATTGTTTATTAAATCTTCAGATACTAGATTTGTTGTAGATTTTGATTTAATAAATTTAGTAAAGTCATTCTCAGTAATATTAGTTTTGACAATTTCTTCTTTTTGATATGTACTAACAGCACTTGTTAAGTCTTTTAGTGTGTCTAATAATTTGTTTTCATCAATAGTAGCTTTAGTTTTATCTTTAACAACATTATCAAACTTAGGCAAATCAAATAATGCTTTAAGTTTTTCTTGTTTTTGTTGTTCTGATAGTATTGCTACTTCTAGTGATTTTTTCTCTTTCGCTAATTCTTGTAGTTGATTATCTTGTTCTTTACTTACAGCTAATTCTAATTCTTTCTTTTCTGCTAAGAGAGTTGTATATTCTGAATCTTGTTGAGCTTTTACTTCTTCTTGTAATCTATTTTTTTCTTTGATTAACTCTAATATCTCTTTATCTTGTTCTTCAGATTTGATAGTATTATCATAATTACCTGCAAGTTGATTAAAAAACTTTTCTAAATCTTTTGTCATTAGAATTTTGTCACCTCTGGATTAATAGTAATAATACCATTGTGTACTTTTTCAATAGTGGAGTCTGCCAATATTAATTCTACATCATATACATAACGACCTGCGTCTATCGCAGCAGTTATAGTATCTGTAAGTGTTAATTTGTAAGTACCAGCAGTACCTGAAACTATTGAACAAATAAATGTGGCAGTTCTTGTAGATGAAGAAAAACCTTTTCTCATTTGAGCTTGTATGGTTAAACCACTAATATCGTATGCTGTAGATCCATCGGTTGTGATTGTTAGTGTTCTACTAAAATCTGCGCCTTG